GTTTGGTAAGTCAAAATCAAAAGATGGTAAGAAAGGTTGGGTACAAGTAGTTTCAGGCAAACCCTGTGCTCGTCAACCCGGTCAAAAATCAACACCTAAATGCGTTTCTTCTGCGAAGAGAGCAAGTATGAGTAAATCAGAAAGACTCTCAGCACAAAGAAGAAAAAGAGCTGCTGATCCTAATCAACCACAAAAGACAGGAGCGGCAAAACCAACTTATGTGTCAACCGATAAACCTAAGAAAAAAATGAAATCTGTAAAAGAGTCTGTTGATTTTGTAACCTTACCACTTAATATTGAAATACCTAATAACATTAGAGATTTTAACTTAGGTCTCATGTTCCGCGAGAGTTTAGACACTAACAGCGGAATGCTCTTCATTTTTGAAGAGGTTGCACA